CGGTCTCATCACATTCATGCTGGACTTCGTGGCCGACCACAACGTGCCTTTGAGTTTTAAACCACTGGACGCATTAGAACCGGAAGATGTCGCACATTTTGAATATGCTTGTCTGATGAATAAGTGTTGTGTGATATGTGGTAAGAAGCCAAGCGACCTCCACCATTTAGACACGATTGGTCAAGGTGTAGATAGACGCAAAACAAATCACTTGAAACACCGAGCAGTACAGTTATGCAGAATACACCATAATGAAGCGCACTCACTCGGTATTGAAACGTTTTTAAGTACCATATCAATGGCATAAAGATAGATGAGCGCATTGCTAGGGTGCATAGATTGAATATAGGAGAAAACAATGACACAGCAAAAGGTAGTCGGAACGCAGACTAAAAATATTTACTTTGTGGGCGACGCAATCGCATGCCGACGGTATATAAATGATAACTTGATTTCAAAAACAGTTGGAAAAGGTAGATCAGAAAAGAAACGTAGCGAGTTCGGATTTAAAGAAGCATTGCGGATTGTGTGATGAGTACATGGATAAGGTGATACTAGATCCAAATATACTAAGGCAGTTCACACTCAATAAATACATTGAAGCTGAACGTAAAAATCGTTTTATCGCTGCTAAATTAAAAAAGACAGCTACTGCCTATGCCAGAAACGTTTTTTTACAAGCAATTACTGATAATGTATCGTTCTCATGGCCAACAAAGTTAAAGTTTGATTGGTATCTGCCAGACAGACGTATTGACCCTGATAACTGGACGTTTACGCAGAAGTTCATCTTTGATGGTATGCAGAAAGCACAGATTGGAAAGCGCGTGTTCTTGGACAATGACAACGTGAAAAATATAAAAGGGTTCGACCATGACTTTTATGTAGACAAGGTGAACCCTAGGTTAGAAATTTATGAGATGGAGGCAACGCATGAAATATGACGCGAGAATTGACGGCGAAACAAAATACAAATTTGACACGCTAGCCGAAGCTAAAGAAAAAGCCGGTAATTTGAATGCGACATTTTCACTTACATCGCCAGACAAGAAAGCGATTGTGATTCGCGACTATGGAAAGTAGGTACTATATCATCCAATATACAAATTACCGATTTGCATTCCTGCAAATAATAAAAATCTGAACATTAAAATGACAAGTGATTGTAAGCCGATACCTACTGAAGATATCACAATGGTACCTCGACTTTTGGTTAAAACACCAAATACTAAACAGATTGTCAATAAGATGACGCTAAGAAATAAAAAAGTATAAACCATAAATAAGCTATTAGACATGAGTTCCTCTAAATAATATTTTGTTGCCCTGATTATAACAAAATCTGGAATTTTTGTGGAGTTGTGCGTTTATCAAGGAGATGAAATGAAAGAATATGTTGCATATGCTGTAAAAATCGGTAACGGCTATCTAGCAAAAGATCATAACGCGTCAATTTTATCTGTATCAAAGTACAAAATTACGTTACAAGTAAGAGATGCCTTTTGGTTTTCAAAGGAATATGTTTTTGATACAGCTAAACGATATGGTGGTCAAGCTGTCGGTTTGTTGCCAGTTTTGTTAGAAGACGAGGTGTAAATCATGATTGAAATCGGAAATAACCTAAGAGACGTTTTGCAGTTAGCAACTCTAATGGTCGGATTTGTATTAGTTCTTAAAGTCGTTTTAGAACAAGTTAATCACAAGTGACACATTTACACACCTGTGCAATTAAAACGCGTTATACCACAAATTAGGTGGGTTAGAACGCAATGTAAGAAAGGCGATCATGGCAGATAGGATAGATAGTATTTTGAGAGACTACTTCTCTGGTCGTCTCGATTTAAAAATTAGACAACGCGAATATGAGTTGCGAAACGATCGTGGGCCAACCGATGAAAACATCGGCGGTGGTAAAGCGCTTAATAAACACGCAAGGCCGCTAGACGACATGATGATACGCTTGGAAAGCGATAAGACACTACAGACGTTGGTTAAGCAAAAGGAAGATGTCGAACGCTGGATAGCAACTTTTGAGCCTGACAAGCAGAAAGTAGTTGCGTATTATTATGCAAGCAAGTCTGTCACGTGGGTAAAGGTAGCACAGCAGTTTCACATATCCGAAAGAACAGCAATCGCTTGGCGTACAGAAGTAAAACACATATTAGGCGCAGTCCTATAATACTGCGGTTTTTATGCAGTTTTGTGCATAAAAATGGGTGTAAATTGGTATTATCGAATGATTGAGAGAATCGTTCACACATGCTACGGCGTGACTTACGTTATGGGTTATCGCACCCTAAAGCGACGTTGCACACACTTGCAAGAACAAAGATTAGTGGTAATCTAAAATAGATAGGTTGAAATATCTATCATTATGACAGGTCGCGGAACAGACCGCTCCAGTACCTTACATGAGCAACTGGGTTAGAAATATCGTTTGTAAGGTGCAAATCCTTACCCTGCCAATTGCGGTACGTCCGCATAACTTAATAGCAGTCGCTTGCCTGCGATTGCGTACATAACTGAACCTTAACAGGTGCCTTTTATTAGGCTAACATTTTTGTAATTAACGACTAATTGAGATATAATGGTTCTAATCACATTATGAGGGAGAAGCTTATGTCTGAGGAATTTTTTACAAAAGTACGGAGAACTATAGGATTTGATGGGTTGATATCTACTATTATCGGTGCACTTATAGTATTTTTACCAACTCTAAGTGCCGGAGCTGTTGCCGGCATGATTGGTGCTGTTTTGATTGCTGTTGGTCTTTTTAAGCTAATTTCTGTGTTTAGAAGAGATGCAGAAAATGCTATGGCAAGATTAGGCAACCTGATCGTTTCAGTAATTTATCTTGTAGCCGGAATTTTTATTTTTGTGGATATGCAATCAGCTGCGATATCGCTTATTCTGGTCGTTGGTATATTAACTGGTATAACTTGGTTGGTCGAAGGATTTGTTCAGTTGTTTATTTTAAATAAATTAGCGACAAACAAAACCTGGTCTACAATATTAGCCTTCATCAGTATACTAGGTGGTGCAAGTATTTTGTTTAGCCCGATTTGGGGTGGTTTGGTTGTATGGACATTCTTTGGAATCACATTACTGGTTATTGGTATTTTCAAGTTAATCCATTATTTTACATTAAAAAATTAGTCTAAACAAAAACCGCTAGTTAGTTAAATCTAACGGCGGTTTTTAGTACATAAAATACGCGGTCCAACTTGCGAATCTAAAACAGATACGCATGTTGGACCTTTTGTTTGGAGAAACTATGAAAATCGATAAAGATTATGGACTTGTCGCTAGTGATGATGAATTAAACATCTACCGCAGGCTAGATAAGCAACAAAAATATAATAAGAAACACAATAAGGCATCTAAACGCAGTTCTAATACAGACAAGCGCAAAGATGCCTTTTATGATGATAGGAAGTGGCAGTGATGGGCTACACAAAATGGACTGATGAATTAAAGCAGCGTGTTCAAGAATTGCGTGAGCAAGGACTTGATCCAAGAAATATAGTTGAAAAACTTTATGAAGAAACAGGTGTGTATTATGCGCGACGTTCTGTGCAACGATATGCAAGTGTAAAAGCGCCACAATCACACAATGATGAAAACGACCATTTTAGTATCGAGCCTAAATATAGCTATGGCAGTGACGGTAAGGTTGATGATATTAAAATCACAGCCAAGTATCTACTACTGAATGAGCAGACACAAAAGACACCAGAAGATATTCTTGAGTATCTTAATCTTGATGTAAACGACTGGCGCATCGTGTCAGCAATTCCAAACCAATGGACGACACCAACAGATAATGGGCCAAAGTGGAACTTCCAGTTAAAGGTTAATGTTAAGCCTAAAGTTGATGATGAATTAACGCCACAAGATATTGCTAATCTGTTCAAAGCAGACATTAAGCCATACACGGTCAATCAGGTTGCACGAGATACGCACAATTTGGTTGTACCGCTTCCTGATTTGCATTTTGGTATAACTACCATGCTTGATGTTAAAGGTCACTTAGATAGGCTGTTAGAGCTTATCAATAAGGGTTACAAAACGATTGTGATCGAGCAGCTAGGTGATCTATTCCATTCTAGTCAGATGTGGTCATCACAGACTTTAAAAGGCACGTTGCTTGATGAGGTTAATATGGTGCAAGCCGTTGAGGACGCTAAGCAGTTCTTTGACGTTTTGGTCACTGCTGCATTGCAAAACAGCACAACACTTCACATCAAACAAATGGCTGGCAATCATTCAGGCAACATGGAGTACATGTTCATGGAGTATTTGAAAGCCAAGTACCCACAAGTTGTTATCAAGAACAATATCCAGTTCCGTGATGCCTATTTATTGGATAACGTTGGCATCATGTTAGCCCATGGTGATCTAGCACCTAAAAACCTACCCATGCTATTTGCAAATGAGTTTGGTGGTGCATGGTCACTATCGCACAGTCGTGAAATTCACAAAGGTCACTTCCACAAGGAAAAGACAGTTGATGAGGGAGGCGTGATTAGTCGACAACTTGGAACAGTTAAACCGAATGACAATTACGAAATCATGAACGGTTGGACGTTATCTAAAAAAGAGCTATATGCACTTGAATATGATAGTGACAAGTTAGTTGCCGAGTGGCACGTTTAGGAGAATGATATGAATAATGATTATCTCGCTTTAATATTAATGCTATTAGCCATTTTGTTGTTTTTAGCTTCGTTTTTGATGATAAATTGTGCAAGCAAAATTGTAAAAGACATTGATGAAAGAAAAAAACTGATAGATAACTTGCTTGATAAAAGGTCCAAACTTTTAGATGAGAAAGAAAAAATCTTAAATGATTTGGAAGAACATAAATGACATTGAAAAAGACGATGGTTAAGCGATTCAACAATTTCTAATCCAACCCACGTCTCTCTAGTAGTATAATTACTGCTATTGGAGGGGAGAGATGATATTAACCGTAATAGAATGGATGAATCATAATCAGGGAGTGGCGGATTGGTTTGGTGCTGTTGGTACGATCGGCGCTGTTTGGATAGCGGTTAGCTATCGAAGAACAAAAGTTAAGTATGGTGTGGACGCAACAGTTATAGCTAGTGCAGTTAAATTTAATAACCGAGAAATCTATGATGTGAAGCCCAGATTTGAAATAGATATATTCAATATAAATGACCCAGATTTATTGATTAAAGATATAGAAGTTGAGTATGAAGACGGTACAGTTATTTCAAATTTTTTACAGGCAGAACCAATCGTGATAAGAGGTTTTGAAGCCAAAAGAATCGATACAGACAAAGTCAAAAAATGGGTTCGCGATATGTCGGCATATAAATTCGTGAAGGAACAGAATCCGAAACTAGTAGTCGTTTTAGCAGGAAACAAAAGACGTAAATTTAAAATCAACTTTATAAATCTTGACGGCGCTGAATAAGCGCTTTTTATTTTGCAGTAAAACGTTGAAAGGAGGTGCCGAAATGACATGAAATTAACACCGAAACAGCAGAAGTTTGCGGATGAGTACATCAAGACTGGAAACGCAACGCAATCAGCGATTGAAGCGGGTTATAGTAAGAAGACAGCAGCAGTTATTGGAGCTGAAAACTTAATAAAACCTAATATTAAATCGTACATAGCTGAACGCATGGATAAAATCGCATCAGACCGCGTTATGGGCTACACAGAAGCCGTTGAGTTGCTAACTAGTATAGCCAGAGGTGAGTTAATGGAGACGGTCGTAGTAGGCACTATGGACGGTGTAGAGACGGTTGAAAAAGAAGCGGATATTAAGACACGCATCACAGCCTTAAAAGAGATACTTAAACGCTACCCAGGTAATGACAAGCTAGTTGAACAACAGGTGCGTAAATTGACCGCTGATGCTGACATGGCAGAAGCAAGAGTAAGGTTGATGAACGATGATCGCGTATCAAGTGATGCAAAGATTGTGATTGTCGACAGTTGGGGTGATGAAGATGACACCAACGATTAATATTCAACAAGAGGTGCAACCTCACTTTAAGGATGTATGGATTGGTAAACAGCCGTACAACATTCTGTACGGTGGACGTAACTCATTCAAGTCATCGGTAGTAGCCTTAAAATTAGCAAGATTGATGATTGATCAGATTGTACATGGTCGTAAGGCTAACATCGTGGTAATCAGAAAAGTCGGTAACACGATTCGTGACTCAGTCTTTCAAAAGATACAGTGGGCGCTTAAGAAGTTTGGTATGATGGGACGTTTTTCAGCTACCGTATCACCGTTTAAGATTACGCATAAGCAAACAGGTTCAACATTTTATTTCTATGGTTCAGATGACTTTCAGAAGTTGAAGTCAAACGATATCAATGACATTATTGCCGTGTGGTATGAAGAATCAGCCGAATTCCAAAGCGCTGAAGAATTTGACCAGACAAACATCACATTCATGCGACAAAAGCAGAAGGATGTGCCACACGTTAAATTCTACTGGTCGTACAACCCACCGCGTAATCCCTATGCTTGGATTAATGAGTGGGTAGCAGAAAAGAGAGGTGATCCAAATTATCTGGTTGATTATTCAAGTTATCTTGACGATGAATTAGGGCTACTAAAGGCTAATGGTGGTCAGATACTCGATGAAATCAATCGTATCAAAGATAATGACTATGATTACTATCGCTACATCTACCTAGGTGAAGCGGTTGGTTATGATAGCAATGTCTATAACATCGACTTATTTAAGCCACTTAACGAATTGCCAAGTGATGATCCATTACGTTATGTTGCTTACTCATTAGATGGTGGTCACTCGCAGTCAGCAACTACTGTATCACTGTACGGCATCACGCAAAAGGATAACGTCATCTTATTAGATACGTTGTACTACTCACCAAGTGGCCAAACAGTTAAGAAGTCACCAAGCCAATTAGCGAAGATGGTGTATGAATGGATCGTGAAACAAAACAAGGATCCACGCTGGGGACATGTTGAAGTCATTAAGCGCACGATAGATAGTGCTGAAGCAGCATTAAAAAATCAGTATGCTGTGGACTACGGTATTAGTTGGCATCCAGTAGCAAAAAAGAGAAAGCAAGAGATGATAGATTACGTTCATTCGTTAGTAGCGAGTGGGCGTTTTTATTATCTCAATACACCAGCCAACGAGATATGGTACGTACAACATCGTGATTATCGATATGATGACAAGACAATCAACACCGATGACCCTAAAGTAATCAAAGAAGATGACCACACCGTGGATCAGACACAATACTTTGTGCTTGATAATGCTGCGTTGCTTGGTCTCAAATACTAGGAGTCTACATGAAGCTACTAGATAGAATTAAAACAATGTTTAAGATAGGAGGCGCACAAATGGGCGTTGTAAGTTCACTGAATAGCGTATTAGATCACCCAAAAATTAATGTGTCACCTGGTGAGTATGAACGCATCAAGAAAGACTTGATTTATTTCAGGGGTGAATATCCAGATGTAAGATACAACAACACGTCAAGGCAATCAAAGAGCCGTCCGTTTCAACCTTTGAACGTGGCTAAGGTAGTTGTTCAACAACAGGCATCAATCCTTTTCAACGAGAAGGCAACATTTGCGATTGAAGGGAACGATAATGCTGACAAGTTTGCACATGATGTGCTAGATGCAAATGATTTCAATAAGTCGTTTGAACGTTATCTTGAAAGTATGTTAGCGTTGGGTGGACTAGCTATGCGACCTTATGTGTCAGGTGATGAGATTAAAATCGCCTATGTTCAAGCGCCTGTATTCTTTCCACTGCGTTCAAATACGAATGATGTGAGTGAAGCAGCAATCGCTACTAGAACAACACAAGTTGAAAAGGGGCATAACGCTTACTACACACTGCTAGAGTTCCACTACTGGGACGACAATGGCTTATATCACATTGATAACGAGTTGTACCGATCAGATGAAGCGAATGTGACTGGTGTTCAAGTACCATTGACTAATCTCTATGATGACTTAGAGCCAAGCGTTACACTGGCTGGTCTAACACGACCAATGTTTATTTATCTCAAGCCGTTTGGATTCAACAACAAGGATATTACTAGCCCACTTGGTTTGTCTATTTACGACAATGCACGGCCAACACTTGACCAGATTAACACCGCCTATGATCAATTCTTTTGGGAGTTGAAAATGGGGCAAAGACGTGTGGCTGTTCCTGAAGGCATGATCAGTGTGCGGGTTTCTGAAGGTGGTGAACGACAAGAAACGTTTGAGGCGGACCAGAACGTTTTCATTGGCATGGGTGCGGGTGTTGATGAGATGAAGGTCACTGACATGACCACACCAATTCGTGCAGCCGACTACATCACGAGTATTAATCAATTCTTGAAGACGCTTGAGATGCAGGTCGGGTTATCAGTTGGAACGTTATCATTTGACGGACAAGGATTAAAGACAGCTACTGAAGTTGTGAGTGAAAACTCAATGACTTATCGGACACGAAACAGCCATCTCAATAACGTTGAGCGGGCTGTACAAGAGTTAATCGTGACGATTTTGGAGTTAGGTAAGGTATTTGGTCTTTACGAAGGTGACGTACCAACATTAGATGACGTTCGTGTTAGCTTTGACGATGGAGTTTTCTTGGATAAGACAAGCGAACTTGCTTATTGGAGTCAAGCGGCTGCAGGCGGGCTAGTTTCAAAGCGCTATGCCATGAAGAAACTGTATCGTGATTTGAGTGATGAAGAATTAGACACGATGATTGCAGAAATTAACCAAGAACAGCAACCACCGTTGTCTAATGATGCTGGTATGTTTGGTAATTAGTTATGGCTAAGAAAATACCAAACAACGATGATCAAATGACGTTAGGGGCATCTTTATTAGGTGATTTGTACGAAGAAATTGCCCAAGAGTTAATGCTACGTATGATTAAACGCATGATTGAACGTGGTGCGGTTGATTTAGCAGAAAATCCGTATGTGTGGCAGTTACAAAAGTTGCAAGACATGCACATGCTTAATGCTGAAAATATCGCTTTTATCAAACAACAGGTTGGTGTTGCTGACGAATTGATTAATGAAATATTGGTTAATAAGGGCATCACGGTATATCAAAAGACTGCTGATCAACTTGCTAACGATTTAAACAAATCAACACCAAATAACGATGTACACCAAACACTTGAAGTTATTGCAGCACAAACAACAGCAGACTTACAAAACTTTGTTAATGAAAGTCTGTTGTCTAAGAATTTGGGTGTGAATCCAGCAATGATTGCTTATCGACGTATGATTACTAAAGCCGTTGTTAATGTAACGACTGGCGCTATGAGCACACAGCAAGCCTTCTCTAAGTCAGTAGAGCTTGCACTAGCCAAAGGTATATCATCATCGTTCAAAGACAAGGGTGGACGTAACTGGCGCTTTGACAGCTATGCTCGTATGTTAATGCAGACCACAACGTATAAGACATACAACATGATGCGGACACAAGCAGCCGATGAAATGGGTGTGTCAACTTTCCACATGAGTTCACACAAGGCAGCACGACCCGCATGTGCACCAATTCAAGGACGCATTGTCACCAAACAACCTAAGGGGTTCAATAGTGAGATTGGTTATGTGCCGTCACTGTACGAACATGATTGGGGAGAAGCAGGTGGCACACTAGGTGTTAACTGTCACCACGTGCTGACACCATTTATTATCGGGGTGAATGAATTACCTGATGAAGATATACCCTCACCAGCAGATGCTATTGCCAATGGTAAAGAGCAAGCGAAACAGCGGGCATTTGAACGTGAAATACGTGATGCTAAATACCATCTAGAAGCGGCAAAGCTACTAAAGGACAAAGATTTAATTGATAAGTACCGTCAACGTGTTAGCTCATTACAAAGTGGTATCAGGGAATTACTTGATCAGCCTGTCAATGACTTCTTAAGCCGTGACTATTCAAGAGAAAAGGCGTTTAAGGATGCAAAACGAATTGAAGCGCTTAAAAACACAATGTCGAATTAACCCACGGGGACCCGAACATGTCCCCGTTTATCAAATAAACCGTTTTTTTTCATGCACAAAATCCATGGCAGGGGTGACTGCCGGAACAACACCTGAGGAAAGTATATGAAAACAGAAGATTTAACTGCGATTGGTTTGACAAAGGAACAAGTCGATAGCGTTTTTAAATTACATGGTCAAGAAGTGAATGACCTGAACGCTCAAGTGTCAACACTGACTGCTGAACGTGATGGTTATCAATCACAGGTTGATGATGTCACAACAAAACTCAATGATGCAAAGGCGGCAGCAGGAAACAATCAAGAATTGACATCTCAGTTGCAACAATTGCAGTCGGACTTGGACTCAGCCAAGCAAGAAGCAGAAAATCGTGTCTCACAAACAAAAGTGGACTATGAGTTGAAGCTTGCTTTGAAAGAAAACGGTGCTTTGAACGATAAGGCCGTATCGGCGTTATTAGATCGTGATGTTATCAAGTTGGACAAGGAAGGTAAGATCACTGGTTTATCTGAACAAATCGAAGCAGTTAAGACTGAAAATCCATTCTTGTTTGAAACGCAGGCTGATCCAATTAAGCCAAAAATCGTAAATGGTGGTAATCCCAACCCTAATCCTGGTGGTTCAGGAAAGGCAATGGCGGATTACACGTACAAAGAACTGTCGGATTTGAAGTCAAACAACCCGACAGAATATCAAGCCCTATTAGGAGGTAATTAAATATGACAACTACAGTATTAGCAAACTTGATCGACCCAGAAGTGATGGCCGATTTGATTGAAGCACAACTACCAAAGGCTATTAAGTTCAGCGCAATCGCACCACTTGATACAACATTGGTTGGTGTGCCTGGTTCAACACTTACTGTCCCATCATACAAGTACATTGGTGATGCGGATGAAGTTGCTGAAGGCGCAGCCATTGAGTATTCAAAGCTGGAACAAACAAAGCGCACGATGACTATCAAGAAGGCAGCGAAGGGTGTCGAAATCACCGATGAAGCAGTCTTGTCTGGTTTGGGTGATCCAGTTGGTGAAGGACAACGTCAAGTACGTATGGCCATTGCCTCAAAGATTGACAATGACATTCTTGCCACAGCATTAAAGGCACCATTGAAGCTCACTGCAGACATCGACTTGGACTTGATTGACAAGTTGGAAGCAACGTTTACTGATGCACCTGATGCTATTGAAGATAACAACATCTCAACTACTGGTGTTTTGTTTGTGTCTTATAAGGATGCTGCTAAGTTACGTAAGTTGGCTGGCCAAGATTGGACACGACCAACTCAACTTGGCGATGACATCTTAGTTAAGGGATTGTTCGGTGAATTGTTGGGTTGGGAAATCGTTCGATCAATGAAGTTAGAACAAAACCAATTCGTTGCCGTTAAGCCTGGTGCTTTGAAGACTTACTTGAAGCGTGACATCTTTGCTGAAGTTGGCCGTGATATGGATCATAAGGTGACGAAGTTCAACGCTGATGAACACTACGGTGTGGCTATCTACAACGATGCCTTGCTTGTCGCATCCACGACAGTACCATCTGCCTAAGGAGGTGAATTATGACTGATCGATATAAGGTAATCGTGCCAGAATTTGCTGATGCAAAAGCGAATGGTGTAATCCGTAAGCAGGGTGACTTGATGCCAGTAAGCACACCAAAGTCACGAATTAATGAATTACTCGGTGATCACAATGACGGTCGTGATGAACGACTTCAAGGGTCACCAATTATTGAACTGGTTGAGGAAGAGGCTGCCGAAGCGGTTGAACCTGAACCAGACAATACTGACGAAACCGAATAGTTTCCAGATGGGGTGAGAAGCCCATTAGGAGGTCTTTATGTATTTAAGTAAAGAGGAATATGTCGCATTAAATCCAGGGACAGCACCTGATAATTATGATCAACTCGAAAGACGTGCCGAGATTGAATTAAATCGTGTGACGCGGTCATTCTATATGACAACGGATTTAACGACTGATGTTAAGTGGCGCCGTGAGCCGTTTAAATTAGCCATGGCGTTTCAGATTAACCATATGTATACAAGCAGGCTCACAACAGCACAGGCGGTGGCTGATAAGCCCGTGAGCGTGTCTCAGTCTGTTGGTGGGACAACAATTAACAAATCATTTGCTAAGCCAACAACTGACGAAGCAAGCGTTTTGTCACTAGATGCAAAGCAAGCCTTGTATGGTACTGGTTTACTGTATTCGGGGGTCTCTTATGCTTGATAACCCCGATGAATTATTTTTGATCCATCAGATTGAAGTTGCAAAGTCTGAATTGAATGATTACGATACGCAAGTTTATCTTGATGCAGAAACAATTGAGCATGTTCGAGTAGATGAACAGGAAGTCTATAGCGGTAGTGGTTCGCAACGTCAAAAGGTAGCCAATGCAACAATTTACATCTATGCGTTCAATCAACCTGGATTAGTTATTGATGACACGTGGCTCGATGCAAAGGTTTCTTTCCATGGTAAGTCATTCATGGTTAAAAGTATCAATACCTATAGTCAAGTTGGTATTGATGAAACCTACTCATGGGAGTTAGGGGTGATTTAATGGCCAACACAAAAATCACGATTGACTTGAGTGGCGTTAACAAGAAAATTAGCCAGAAGGCTTTCCAGCGTGGTCAGTCGGCAGTAGCCAATCAAGCGTTAATTGATATGTCTATCTATGTTCCAAGCCGTAACGGCGAATTGAGGGCGTCTGGGCACGCATCGAGTAACAGTGTGCAATGGTCAACTGTTTATAGTCGTGCACAATTCTACGGGACGAACGGCATCGTTAAGTTTAAAAAGTATACCGTGAAGGGTACTGGTAAGCGTTGGGACACAAAGGCTAAAAAGTTACACATGGATAACTGGAAGAGGGCATTTAAGAAAGGAGCAGGACTGTAATGGCAAACGATTTTGTTGAGCAACTTAAAAATAGAATTAAAGCATTGACAGCCTTGCCTGTTCGAGTGGGTTATCTGAGTGATGAGCCAATGATCGCTATCTATTCATTACCAGGTGGCAGTATTACTAGCGGTTTCATGAATGGCGATGTTGAAAGTAATTTGAACTACGAAATTGCAATTCAGCATCAGGATAATGAGATTGCTATCGCTCAAATGTGGACAATCAATGAGTATTTAAGTGATTTTCACACTGTAATCAAGAGTGGTAATGGCTCTTATGACTTTGAGGAGCTAAAGGTCGATAAGCCGTACCTAGATGAACGTGATGAACAAGGTATGTTCACACATAAGTTGAGTTTAACCGCAACAATAATTGATAAAAAGGAGAATAACTAATGTCAAAATCAAAAAACGCGTTACGTCAACACTTTATCGCCCCATGGAAAAAGGGTGATACAACCGCACCAAGTACAGAGGAGTCATTCTTACCACTAGCAAAGTGGATCGCAACTGTCAGTGACGCATCGGATGAAGATACATCAGACGATGGGTACTATGACGGCGATGGCACGCCTGAAAAGGTCGTTAACTCGGTAACGTTAGGCTACTCATTTGAAGGGTCATACGACAACGAAGACCCCGCACAAAAAATGGTAGCTGACATGCGTACTAAGGTGGGTGATGACCGTAAGGTTTGGTTTAAGGTGATTTCAGCCGCTGGTGATGAAACATGGACTGGTGTGGCTGTTGTTTCTGAAATCGTTGCCGGTGATGGTGATGCTACGGAATGGGAAGCATTTAAGGCAACTGTAACGTACATCAAGAGCCCAACGATTACTAAGTCTACGACACCTGCTGCATAACTTTGGCGTTTTCGCCGTACATACAAGAAAGAGGAAATAACATGATCAAAATTAAGCTAAATAACAAGCAAACAGTACCGGTTGAATTGGGTCCAGTAACATTTGAAGTTGATGCAACCGATTCAGGACTTGACCGTATCAAGAAAGTATTCCTAGGTGCTCAAAAAAAGATTGCAGAAATTGATGATAATGCAACCTTTGAACAAGTGATGGTCATTATTGAACCCATTATGGATGAAGCCTTTGAAACTGGTGTATTTCGTAAGGTATACGATTATACAGGCAGCATGGCGATTACAATGGGTGCATTCGCACAAGCTATTGATGGCGTTCATACTGAAATGAATAAGCGATCAGGCTTGGATAAGTACATCAAGTAGTATGAGGTTAAATGAGCAACTGACTGACATTATTGCGTTTGACGGACACCAGTATGAATTAAATATGTCATTCGATAATGTATTAACGTTGTTTGATATGTTAGCCGATGACGAATTAACAGAGTTTGAAAAATTGAACGGCGCAATCATTTTATTGATTGGTCATGATATTGAGGTTGATTGGCAGACTAAGCAAGATATTTTCGAAGCAGTGTTCAAACAAGCGATTAATAGTACATCCGACGATGATGTTTCGTATGATTTAGCTGGTAATCCCATGCCGAACGGACCAAGTGAACAAGAAAAAGATTTCGATTTAAAGCAAGATGCAGATTTAATATTTGCATCTTTTTTATTTGATTACAAAATCGACCTTTTTGAACAACAAGGAAAGATGCACTGGAAAAAGTTTATCGCGCTTTTAAATAATCTATCCAGTGAGACCCCATTATCTCGCATTCGAGAAATACGAAACTATCAGCCTAGCAAGCATGACTCGGCTGAGTACAAGGAGAAGATGCAGAAATTAAAGCGTCGTGTGGCGCTAAGAGAGGAGGGAGATTATGGCTGATGGCAGAGTTGTTATTGATATTGATGCTAATGGATCGCAGGCTATCGGCGAAACTGAGAAAGTAAAGAAGTCGTTGTTTGGTCTTGGACCAGCGGCAGAAAAGTCAAATGGCGGCTTTGGTTCGATGGTAAAGAGTAGCGCACTGTTTGGGACTGTCGCAGGCGCTGCAATGGCAGTCGTTACTGGTGGTATTAATGCCATGAAGAGCAGTCTTGGTGGTGCAGTAGCACGGTTTGATACCTTGAATGCCTATCCAAAGGTTATGGCTCAAATGGGCTACTCAACCGATGATGTAACCAAGTCTGTCGGGATCCTTAAAAAGGGTGTTGACGGACTACCGACATCATTGCAAGACTTGACCAAAAGTGCGCAGGGATTTGCAATCCTAGAAAAGAGCGCTACAAAGGGGGCTGAAACGGCAACTGCCTTAAATGATGCTTTTCTTGCATCTGGTGCTAGTGCTGGGGATGCTTCTCGTGGTGTTGAGCAATACTCACAAATGTTAGCAAGTGGCACAGTTGACTTGCAGTCATGGCGTACTTTGCAAGAAACAATGCCTTATGCCTTGACCAAAGTTGCTAACTCGTTTGGTTTAACGGGGAAGAGCGCTGAACGTGATCTGTACGCTAAGTTGAAATCTGGTCAGATTACTGTCGATCAATTAAACGCACGGTTTGTTGAGCTTGATGGTGGTGTGAACGGATTTGCAAACACAGCACGTACAGCATCTGGTGGTATTGGAACTTCATTTACGAACATGAAGAATGCCGTTGTCAATGGGTTAACAAATATGCTGACAGCCATTGATAACGGATTAAAAAATGCCGGAATTGTCAATGGTATTGCTGGTATATTTGACCAAGCCAAACGAGCTATTATTTCATCGTTTGCTGTCATAAATAAAGTTATTCAAACAACCATACCGATTATTATTGATATATTTAAAAAGCTTTACCCTGTTGTTAAAAACTTAGCGCCATTGATTGCTGGTCTTGGTGGGGGATTTATCGCTGCTAGTATTGGGGTCACCGCATTTGTTAAAGCAGCAAGCGGTATTTCAACAGTTCTGGGAGCGATTTACAAGCATCCAATTCTTGCAATGATTGTATTGCTTGCAACTGCGTTTTATGAAGCATATGTAAACATCAAACCGTTTCATGACTTTGTTGACAAATTAGTTAAGAAACTGGGGGATCTTGCAACTCAAGTTCCAAAAACAACTGGTGGACTGGCCGGATTAAAGGCGGTTTTTGGATTTCTTGGCGGTGCTATGGGTGTAGGAGTAGTTATCGCTGGAATTTCGAAGTTTAAAAACGGGTTGAAGTCTGCACAAGATGTTCTTTCCAAAACGGCAAGTCCGCTTGAAGCTGTTAAAAACGGTGTTGGGGGAATTGGCAAAAAAGCAGGGGGTGCTAGCCCTAAATTGATGGGAATCGCAACTGCAATTCTAGAAATAGGCGCTGGTGTTGGCATTGCCGCTACCGGTTTAGGAATTATGGCATTTGGTTTTTCTTCATTAGCAAAGACCGGAAGCGATGGATTATTAGTTATCGGTGCAATGGTTCTAGCAATTGTTAGTATAGCTGGTGCATTTGCACTGCTGAGTCCAGTATTGACAGCCGGTGCTGTTGGGATCGGTGTTTTCGGTGCTGCTATTCTAGCAATAGGAATCGGAATAGGTATCGCTTCATTTGGTTTGTCAGCGTTGATAACAGCAATAGACAACACAAATCTAAGTTTTTCACAAATAATCAATACTATGGCAGTTGTCGGTATTGGATTTGCTGAGATGCTTACAGGTTTTGTGACTACACTAGCAGATAACATGCCGATAATTTCAGCAAGTTTATTGAACATGTTGGTTAGCTTCCTAGCTCAACTTGTGGTTTATACACCTATTATCACGCAACAATTCATTCAAATTATTTTGAGTTTCCTAAATACAATTACAAATAATATTCAGCCTATTTCAATAGCTGTAACGAATATGTTGGTTGCTATGATGACAGCGGTAGCAACCAATGCGCCAACGTTGATTGCAGCGTTTACCAATATGGTGATTGCTATACTTCAGTCATTAACTGATAACATGCCTAATTTTGTTAAAGCTGGTGCGGATTTCTTGATTAGTTTGTTGAACGGTATCGCGCAACAAATGCCTAGAATTATTGATTCTGGTGTTAATGTTATCTTGTCATTCATCAACGGTATCGCTAACAATTTAGGGCGAATTATCCAAGCTGGAATTGATTTAATAGCAAAATTTGTTATGGGAATTGTCAACGCAATGCCACAATTAACTTCTATAGCATTACAAGCTGTATTTAAGTTCGTTTATGGGGTTGGCAATGCACTCGGCCAAGTTATGGGGTCTGGTAGACAGTTACTATCAATATTTGTGCAAGGAATTATGAACGGTTTTGGACAAGCTCAAAGTTCTGGTAGCGGAGCTTCAAATGCCGTTATGCGGGGTATTCAAAGTATCAGCTTATTCAGAGCTGGTGCCGCTATTATGCAAAGTTTTTTGGGTGGTTTACAAAGCATGTGGGGTAGCATCACATCATTCGTTGGTGGCATCGCTTCGTGGATCAAGCAACATAAAGGCCCAATTAGTTACGATAAAAAGTTATTGATACCAGCCGGTAAAGCAATCATGACTGGGTTTGGTAATGCATTAGAAGATCACTTTTCTGATGTTAAGACGTCAGTATCATCATTTGCAGGACAAATATCAGATGTTGTGGCTACTGGAATTGATAACAATGCCAACACGGTTGTTAATGCGATGAGTAACATGGTTGATTCAGCTATTTCAGCTGTTCAAGATGCCGACATCGCTGGTTCAGTTCAAGATGCTTTCAATGTCTCACCGCAAGTATCAGCATTGCTTGGTGGAAAGTTCACAGCTGAAGGCTCTATTGCATCAGCGGGTGGCGCACAGGCCAACGCAATCAATACAACTAACTCAAGCACACAAACACATGTACAAAACATTACGTTCGGTCAAGTTGTGTGGAACGGAAAAGATGACATCCAAAAGACACTTGAAGACTTGGGATGGCAAGATAATATCAACAGGAGAGGGGCGATGGCATGATGGCACAAGGCGTTGTAACGTTTGCTGGTAAATCATCAAATACTTACGGCATGCGATTGCTTGCCAAAATAACATTTGAAACACCAGAGCGTGATTATGATGAAATTGAGGTGCCTGGGCGTAACGGATCACTTCTGATTGACCGTGGTCGGTATAAGACGATTGGTCGTGACTTTGATTTTGTCATTATAAAACTAGCAAGTTATCCTAGCATTGAGGCACAATTAAACAGCATTTCAAACTGGTTGAACGGTGCGAAGGGTTGGCAGGATTTAACGTTTGATGGTGATCCTGATTATACCTATCGTGCAGCAATAACAAGCTCATTAAACTTTGATCGTGAGTCACCAAATCGAGCAACTGGAACGATTTCATTCATTGTTCATCCGGTAAAGTTTTTAAACACTGGCCGAAATTCGGTGGCAGTAACAACTGGGTTAACACTTGTTAATCCGTATGCGATTGAGAGCTTGCCAAAAATAACAATTAACGGCACAGGCGGGGGAACCTTTAACTTTGGTTCAACCGCTTTTCGTTTGCAAAATGTCACAAAAGGCATTGTGATCGATGTTCAAAATCAGTCGGCTATCTCACTTAATGATGGCTTACCAGCATATAGCCAGGTATTGACGTACCCCTTTCCAACTTTAGTGCCAGGGGACAATAAAATCACGTTTCCGGCAGGCTTTAGCATGTCGATCATTCCAAACTGGGGGGTATTAGTATGAGTAGTCCAATTATTTTTGAAAAAGGTACACGAGACTTCTCGACACTCGGTTTGGGGTTATTGTCAGATGCTATTCAAGCAACGACAACTGAAGAATTAAATGGCCAATTCATTTTTGAAATGGACTATCCGGTTTCTGGAAACAACGCTGATTTGATTAAAGAAAATCGCATCATCGTTGTTAATTCAGGTCATATTTTAAAACGGCAAGGGTTCATTATTCGTCAAATTGTGCGCAAGATTGATTTGACGATGACTGTTTATGCAGAACACGTCAGCTATGCGACACTTGATGTTGCTTTAGCACCGGTTGGGACTATTTCTGGGGATGCGAAGACAGCGCTTGAGAATTGGAAAAGAATGCTAGTACCAGCTGTTGATTTCACAGTTGATTCTGACATCTTAACTACCAATTCGACATTGATTGGTGCGCCAGAATTTGAAACAGCTCGACAGGGGTTAGGTGGTCACACTGGATCAATTCTTGATGTGTGGGGTGGTGAGTATCAATTTGATAACTGGCATATCCGACTGTTAAAACAGCGTGGTAAGTCTGCTAATGCGATCATTGCATATGGTCGAAACCTTATCTCGTTTGAGCAAGATACTAATATTGCAGATACGTACACATCTGTCTATCCGTACTATCAAGAAAATTCTGGCGATGATGGGAATAAAACCCATTTTCTTCCAGAGCGAACGGTTGATAGTGAATTTGTTGGAAAGTATCCTAACCCAAAAGTCTTGATGTTGGATTTATCAAACAAGTTCAAAGATGTTGCTGATTATTCAGAAACTAAGCTTAGAAATTATGCGCTATCGTATATCCAGTCAAACAACATCGGTGTGCCTAAAGTCAATATGAAAATATCGACTGTCGATTTATCAAGAGCAACGGGTGGTTTTTCAGAAGATATTGATCTAGGCGACACGGTTAACGTTTACTTTGAAAAGCTTGGGATTACAACATCGGCAAAAGTTATCAAAGCTGTTTGGAATGTCTTGTCAGATGATTACGACAAGTTTGAAATTGGAGCTAGACGGGCATCACTAACTGAAAGCATTTCAGAATTAGCAACAACAGCTGACGAGAATGCCAACAAAGCATTAAATCAAGCATTGGTTGCGCTACAAAGTGCAGACGGTAAGTCGACCATTTATTATCTCAACAGTAGTGATCCATGGCCAACTAATCCAAATGAAAACGATACAGCTTTCGTCAAAGATGGCGAAAACAGTATTATGTATCGCTACATGTTCAACAACGATACAGGCATGTTCAGTTGGGTCAAGATATTAGACTCGATGTCTGCTGATCAAATCAAGCAACGCGTGAGCGATGCTCTGGAATCAGGGAAGGCATACAGTGACCAACTAGTGGCCGACAACGTAGCACAGGTTAACGCAGTGTTAGATGACGTACAAGCCAAGCAAGCCGACCTAACAGCACAACAGGCTGAGCTAGACACCAAGGCTAAGGGTTACGCGAACAAGGCACTTGCAGACGCCAAGGCCGACACTTTGGCCACAGCTACGCAAACAGCTAAGGACGCACAGGATGCTTTAGCAACAGCCAAAACAGACTTAACAAAAAACCTTAACAAAGAGGTAACAGATAGGGCTAACGCAGTATCAGCACTTGATACAAAGGCTAAGGGTTACGCGGACACGGCTAAAACGGATGCTATTAACGCTGCTACAACTGCTGATGGGGTCATTAACAAAAAGATTGATGATACAGCGTCAAGCATCACTAGTACAATCAGCCAAAACAAAACGGATGCAGATGGCAAGATTACAACAGCCCAAAGCACAGCCCAACAAGCCTTAGACGGGTTAAGCACTAAGGTATCACAAACAGCGTACGACACTAAGACGGGCCAGCTACAAACAGACCTAAACACCACCACAACCACAGCTAATCAGGCTAGGACGGACATTGTGGCTATCAAGTCTAAAAATGATAGTCAAGACGCCCGTATGACCACCATTGAAAGTGATGCCAACGGAACTAAGACCACGGTAAGCAACTTACAGACCGACTTAGGTAAGGCTAATGGCTCAATTACTACGCTACAGCAACGTGCTGATGGTTTTGATGCTACGGTTACGAAGGTAAACAGCTTATCAGTAGGTGGCCGTAACCTTTTACTGCATACAAACACGAACAGCTATAGTACCCTTAACTCAGGTAACGGACAATACACAACTAAGTATGTTCCTTTTGATGGTGGGTATAAGTATCAATTTACTTATACTACAGCCTCAACAAATTGGGCAGTGTATCAGTTCTGGGGGTTTGTTAAAGAAAAATATAAACCTGATACGGACTACGTGCTTAGCTTTATGGCTAATTTTAGTGTCCCTGTTACGCCTAGTGTGTTATTTGCCAATGGGGCATCAGGTAACAACTTTGTACAACAAAAAACAACACCAACAGTGCCAAGTGGCTCAGACCAAAGGGTTGTCATCCAGTTACACACTAATGCTACTATCCCTACAGCATCTGACCAGTCACTCTATATGGGTAACTTTCAAAGAGGCGGGGCTGGTACCTTTACTATCTGGGACTTGAAGATTGAAAAGGGCAATTTAGCAAGCTCATATACACCGGCCCCCGAAGATGTTGACTCTGCGACTGCCAAAGCACAACTAACGGCCGACCAAGCTACAACTAGCCTAAATACCTACAAGACAGATGCAGACGGACGAATCAGCAAGGCGCAAGCGGACATTATTGTTAATGCCAATGCAATCACGCAAAAGGTATCACAGTCAGACTACAACGCTAAGACGGGTGACCTCACCACAAAGGTTAACACCGCTCAATCTACAGCTGATAGCGCCACAAGCACGATTGGTGCCTATAAGACATCAAATGATGCCCGTGTGTCTAGTGCTGAAAGTAAGATAACAGCCAACGCAACAGCTATCACTCAGAAAGTTAGCCAAACAGACTACAACGCAAAGACGGGCCAGATTGATGGCCAAATTAGCACGATTAACCAGACCGCTGGTCAGATTAGCCAAAGCGTGTCAGACGTTGCAAGACAGGTTAACACACTTAGTCAAGTAAACCTAATTAACAACTCAGACTTTAGACCTGATTTGTCTGGTTGGTCTATTCAAAACCCATCATCTGGTACGGTAACTACCGGCGATTATGACTACGCTGGTAATGTTATGGTATTGAACAACACCGCTGGTGGTATGTTACGTGTTAACAGTGTCCCTATAACATTAACTGGTACCACAACGGTGTCATACACCTTTAATTACTATATTTTTGGTTTACCAGCGGGTGGGACGGTATATAGCCAACTAACTTACCTAGATAGCGCTATGAAAGAAATAAGTGGTAGTTATCCAGGTAGCGTCAACCTAGCTACTACACCAGTAGGGTCATGGCAAAAAAGAACAGTGTCAAACTTAGGGGTAACACCACCTACGGGAGCTACCTATATAGTATTTAGTTTTGACGTAAGAGGGGCAGGCACAAAGGCGGGTATTAACAGGCCTATCCTAGTAAAAGGTGGCACAGTAGGAAACTACGTGCCCGGTCAGTACGTCAACAACGACAAGATTAGCACCGTATCCCAAACGGTGGACAGCATCAGCAGTATCGTATCAGACCCAACAACAGGCTTAACTAAGCGTGTCCAAACAGCTGAGGGTAGTATTAGCACCGTACAAAGCAACGTGAGTGACCTGCAAAGCAAGCAAACGCAGACGGCCAACGGACTAACCACTGAAATTAGTAACCGTGCTACGGGTGACACCAACACCCTGACCCAAGCTAAGGACTTTACCACAAGTAGTATCACGAACTACAACACGGGTATGCAAAGCCAGCTTACACAGACTAGTGATGCTATTATTGCCCAGGTTAACTCTATCAACATGGTAGCTAACTCAGAATTTGACCCAATTGGTAAGGGCTGGTACCAGGTATTACCAACTACAGGGTCTATCGTAGGAAGTGAGTTAGCGCCAGGGTCATTGACTACATCCTTTGGTGATTGGCCAGAGGCTGGGGGGTCACAACTAGTAAGGTACGACTCAGGTAGCTGGTATGCCTCAGAACCAAGACAGGCCAGTTCTGGGAAACAATATAGCGCATCAATCGTGGCAGGTAGGACTAATCTAACAACGTCCGTGGCCTTAGACCTACGCATCTTGTGGCTAGACTCATCAAAGAAAGTCATAGGATACAGCTCAGCGGGAAACATCATCAACACAGCCTCATACACGGGTTTGAAACTTTACAAGTTGGAAAACCAAACCTCACCCGCAAACACCGCTTTTGTAGCTATTGCTATTGCACATAGTGGTGCTACATCAGGTGGTTATGACGTTGTTGGGCGCCCAATGCTTAATATTGGCTCTAAGGTAGGGACATATAGTCCTACGTATGCAGGTACGGCAAGCACCACCCAATTAGCCCTACTAAAGGATAACTGGAGCATTGGAATTGCTGACAATGCCGGTGCGCTTGCCAGTGGCATAGCCGGAGACCTTAACGGCATGACATTGATCAGTAAAAAAATCACCCTTGATGGCAATACAACGGTGACTGGCGACTTCTACGCTAAAGGTGGTAACTTCAAAAATATTAACGCTTCAAATATTACTGTTGGTAATTTAGATGCTGATGAAGTTAGAATAATAAATCTGGACGTTAATACACTTACTGGTAACGTGTCTAGGTTCCTAGAGACAAATTGGGATGGCGCGTACGGCAGCACAAAAATCACGAGCACTGGTATGAAAATTAATACACAATACATTCAAGCTGATTTTCAAGGCTTCGGTATGGATTTTAGTTACAGCAACAAAAAAATCGGCGGTATGGGAATATCGCAATATCTAAACGGCGAGCCAGGATTATCTATGCGATTGGAAAGTGAGGGGGCTTATATGGCATGGTCTGCCAGAAATGAAGGCAATTCTACTGGACCATATATAGACAAATTAGCTTGGTACCGTCAAGGAAAACCAGCTCTTGGTGGTAATTATGGTTTCATATTTTCGGACCGTGTGACGTTTAATAAACCAATAAATATTGAAGGCACATCCATTAATCTTGGTTTCAGACCGATAAATCTTTACGGAAATCTCTTTCCTTTTTTTGGAAATCAAGATAATATGACGGGTTTTGCGTACACAAGTAATGAAATTTATATGGTATTGCAAAACCAATATGTTAACTTATCAAAGGTAATTAAAGCGCTAAGCGGGTTGGGTGCATGGTCAGTTCCAACTAATATCGATAGCACAGGCAAAGTCACACAATGGCGTAACGTCACTACTTAATATTAATAAAAAAAGGGAAAAATTATGCAACCAAATAAAGATGTGATCATTAACAAGTTATTGCAACAGAACGCACAACTTACTTTTGATAAAGCGCAATTAGAAAGCGTTATTGAACAATACCAACAAAAAGCACAAGTAGAACAAGCCGAAAAGGCAGAGGAGAAATAATCATGAATATGACAGTTGGAGATTTACAATTTAGTTTCGTTGACGGTAAGTTGACATTGAAGTACGCGTCAGTTTCATTTAACGCAGGCACGTTCCCAAATAGTTTGAATGGTAATTTGCAGGTGACACCAGAAGATGGTGTTAGCATGACATCAACAGAAGATGACATTAAGGCAGCAGCTAAGAAGAAAATTCAAGCGCTTATCGCAGATGCTCCGGCGAAAACAACGGAGGTATAATATGGAATTTCCACATGACGTTTTAGGGTGGATAACTGTGGGTAGTGCAGTAGTTACTGTTTTGACGGCGGTTGTAAAGGTTTGGATAGTTAATCCGTTGAGCGCGCAAATCAGTGAATTAAACGGAAACTTTGGAACATTAAACACGGCGCTGTCGAAAAGTCAGACTGAAATTGACGAGATTAGTAAACATCTAAGCCAACATGATGTTACTTTGGCTACTCACGGTGAACAGATCCACACGTTGTTCAATAAAAACGATAAGTAGAACACGAAGCTAAGCGTAATGCCTAGCTTTTTTATATAGGAGGAAATTATTCATGAATGAAGCATTAAAAGTTATCCAGACGCTTGTATTTGTATTTTTTGCAGGTGGTTTTGGTTATGGTGGTGCAAAGTTTTTGAAGAAACAAGCATCTGTTCAAAAAAACGAACACATCAAAACCATCTTAACCTTTGCAAGCCAAGCGGTATTGTCAGCACAAGCGTTGCTTGGTGACGGCAAGGTGCAACAGGAATCGGCTGCCTATGATGTAAAAGCCCGCTTAGACGAAAATGGGCTAGGTGATAAGTTTACGCAAGCACAAATCCTAGCTTATATCAAGCAGGCTTATGCAAGTAATAAGGCAGATGGTTCACTAGCTACCGTTAAGCCGGTTGTGTCAGCGGAAGAACTGGCAGAAGCAGAAAAAGTAGTAACGGCTACCGATAACAAAGCAGCTGCACCAACAGAAGCACAATAAGGAGGTATCACATGGGCTATACAATTAAAGAAGATATTGTCGTGCCAAACGGATATGTCTATAACGTCAGCGCTTTACAGCCCGGATTTCATCAAATTCACATGCACTCGACCGGTAACCCAACTGCTAGTGTGCAAAATGAACGTGATTATTTAGCAGGGCATTATAATGCAGCTAACTATAACTATTTAGTTGGTATCACGAACGGTCAGGTAGATATTCGTCATGTTATGAATGATAATAGTGGTGCGTGGGACGTTGGTGGCGATTGGAATTGGCAGACCTATGCAGCTATTGAATTTTCCGAGGGTATCAAATCACAGGCAGACTTTAACAAGGCGTACCCAGCTTATATCTGGTTAGCACGTTATCTAGCCAAGAAAGCCGGTATCACGTATACAATTGACAACCTCAATACGGTTGGAATTAAGTCACACAATTACGCTTCGGCTACTGGTCATGGTTCTGATCACGTTGACCCAATCCCATTCTTAGCAAAATGGGGTGTATCACGTGACAAGTTTAATCGTGACTTGGTTAATGGCGTTGGTGATGATACCACAGTGACACTAGTCATCGCGCCTCGACCGCAGCCCGTGTCTAATACATCGGCAATTCAAGCATTTAAAAACGCTGGTAACGCGTTTACAGCAACACGCGTATTCCGTGTCGATGAGATTAAGGAAGTAAACGGTATCTGGCAAATGATCAATTATGATCTAGCCGGCGGACGTGATTTCTCATGGACTAACAACGGTATTCCTTTGGATATTGTTGATAACGTCACACGAGGTAACCAAGCTGCAACACAAATTGGTGACTTAGTTATTTTTAACGTAAACTACAACAATGGTACGATTGTTGATTATGACAATGCAAGCAATGCCGTTGGTATCAAGTTTGGACAATATGGTATGAATTGGTTTAATGCAGATTCTTTCCTTAAGTTATAACTGAATAGATTAAAACACCCAACTGGATTATCTGGTTGGGTGTTTTTTGTGCATATACTCGGCGTTATTTAACAAACAGTGGTATCATAAGCTTGTAACATCAAATAAAAATCTAAGGAGATCATTATTATGTCAGTCGAAGAAAAGTTTGATAGCGCCAAAGACCAAGTTGCTGGTAAGGCAAAAGAAGTAGAAGGCAAAGTTACCGGGGACAAGACACGTGAGGCAGAAGGTAAGGCCCAAGGTGTACTTGGAAAAGTAAAGGATGCTATCACAGATGTCAAAGATACTGTTGAAGGCATGAAGAACGATGGTGAAAAGTAAAAAGTTTAAATAAAAACGCCCGACTGGATTATTTCTGGTTGGGTGGTTTTTTGTTTGTAACCAATTAGAAACTTGCACATAAGAACGTTTGTTCGTATAATGAATTGTACAATAACTGTTCGAGGCGATGACATGGGAAAGACTGAATATGACTACAATTTAGAGAAACGCCGAGTGTTCTTTTTGATTGACTCAAAGAGTTTCTATGCAAGCGTGGAAAGTGTAGAGCGGGGTCTTAATCCCTTGAAGTCAATACTGGTTGTGATGTCTGAACAGGAAAATACTAACGGTGGGCTGGTACTTGCTGCGTCCCCAATGGCTAAGAAGAAACTAGGCGTGAGCAATGTTATGCGACAACGTGATGTGCCACAAGACAAAAGCCTAATCATCGCACCACCACGAATGAACTTATATATCAAAGAAAACCTGAAAATAAACAGCATCTATCGGGAGTATACTACCGAAGACAAGGTACTGCCTTATTCAATAGATGAGTCAATTCTTGATGTCACCGATACGTGGGAGTTCTTTGGTGACTCACCACAAGCCTTAGCTCGAAAAATACAGAAACGTGTGAGAAACGAAACTGGTATTTATCTATCGGTAGGCATAGGCGACTCACCAGTATTAGCTAAAATCGCGCTGGATATTGAAGCTAAGAAAGTGCATAACTTAATGGCCACATGGCACTATGAAGACGTACCTGAGAAATTATGGCCAATAACTGAACTCACTGATATATGGAGCATCGGCAGACGGACGGCAAAGAAATTAAATGATATGGGTATCTATTCGATGTATGACTTAGCACATCAAGACCCTTACGTTTTTAGATCAAAAATGGGGTTAATGGGTGAACAGCTGTATGCCTTATCTTGGGGCATTGATCGTTCAGACTTAACCGAAAAGGTTGTGCCAAAGAGTAAGTCGTATAGTAATTCACAAGTGTTGCCACGTGATTATCGTAAGCGTGAAGAGATTGAAATTGTTATTCGTGAAATGGCTGATCAAGTGGCATCAAGAATTAGATACCACAAAAAACAGACAAGCCTTGTGAGTTTATCAATCGGTTACTCTTTTGCTGAAAGTGAGCAGCGTGGTAGTCATGGCTTTAGAAAGCAGATGCGAATTAGTCCAACCAACGATACACGAACGCTTATGAAGATAATGATTGAGCTATTTGAGAAGTATTGGCAGGGTGAAGTTATCCGGAACATCGGTATTGACTACGGTGGGCTGATTGATGATGTAGGCATTCAACTTGATCTATTCGCACAACCAGAAACTCAGATCAAAACCAACAAAATTGATAAGGTAGTGGACGAGCTTAGAAAGCGGTTTGGTACAACCGCAGTTATGCGGGCCATGTCGAAAGATACTGGCGGAACAGCAATTAACCGTGCATCATTAGTCGGTGGCCATAATGGGGGAAATAGTTATGACTGATGACTTCGGCAGGCTAGTGACTAGCTATTTCAAGAATGATTATCGAGAGCGTGGCAAGGTTAAGTGGAACGGCTATTTTCTATCAGACCATACATCGTCATTAAAAAGTGAAGCACATGAACGGCACCAACAAACCGAGCGGTTGCCTAGAATGACTGTTGAAGACATTAGACAAACGTTGATGCACACCTTACTTGAATATCATGAGGTAGTAATCCAACAAGATGTGCAGGATGAAACAGGTAAGTTGTTTAAAAACATTGTTGGTAATATAGACGGTTTTTCCGACCGTGGTGTAGTCATAGATAAGGAACATATATTATTTGAAAATATTAGAGCAGTGAAGGAAGTATCAGTAGATGACAGACGAAGTTATTGAAACCATTAATTCGTTATTCTTGAAAAATCCAAATACGATTTATGAAGTACGCATTGTCAATGAAGTATACAAGCATACCGTGAATATGTTTTTTGAGTGGTACAGAATTGGGTATGCAACCAAGTCACGACAGATTGCACGGTTCAACGAAATGACCAGCGATCAGCTTGATGAATTGGTAGCCAGAATAAAAAAAGAAACCAAACTAACTGTCGTGTTAGATGGCTTCTAAAATCTGCCTATATAATAGGAAGAAATAGGAAAAAATAGAACTTTTATACTATTTAAAATTAGTGCTACAAAAGTGCTACAACAGGCATCAAACCCATTGGTACCAGTGATCTTAGTATCCCGCTATCTCCTTTTTAGCCGTTTTATCAGTAATACTGGTAGGACGGCTTTTGTGTGTCAAAGCGTTGGTATGACTAGGTTTGTGAGTTGTTTACAGTTAGTGTGAGTTATTGAGAGTTACCTATGTTTTTAGGTGTTAGTGCTACAATAGTGCTACAAATTATTTAGGATTTTAAGTGCTTTTTGTGTCTCGATATGGCGCTTTTTATCTAGTAAATGAGCATACACACTTAACGTGATATTCACATCGGAGTGTCCCAGTCTCTCACTGACATATTGTATAGACACGTCATTGGCCAACAGCAAACTAGCATGAGTGTGTCTCAATCCATGGAATGTGATCACTTTATAATCCTTGTACTTAAGGTATCTAGCAATCTGATTATTAGCAGCAGCATTAGTAGGTGGGTAACCGTTTTCTCCCTCAAAAGCATACGTCTTTCCAAATTCCCAATTCTTGGCAATTTCCATGAACTCACTTGGCATATCAATTACACGATTAGAGGATTTAGTTTTGGTAACTTTGAAAGCACGATCATCTGCTTGCCAAGCTTTATTAATAGAAATTGTATTATTCTGAAAGTTAAAATCATCTTTTGTTAGTCCGGCAACTTCAGAATATCTGGCACCTGAATATGCTGCCGTTAAGATCATTTTACTTGTTGTAGCTGGATTATCTTCAAGAGAGTGGATGAGATATTCAATTTCGTGAGCTTCTAGGAATTTTAAATTTTTATCCTTACTGTCTTTGGCCGAATACGTTTTGACGTTACGAGTAAAGTCTTTAAAAATGTAATCTTCATCAACGGCATATTTGACGAAAGCACCAATCATATTCTTAACATGCGAAACGGATGATTGAACGTGATCCTTACCATAGTCATTGATCAACTTCTGAAAATCAGAAGAGGTGAGTTCTGATAGTTTCCTACCGTCCCAATATTTTTTCATCACTGTCAGCGTGGTGATATACCAAGTTTTACTTCTTGTCTCAAGGTGTGGTTCTTTAAATACTTGATACCACTCATAGAACATTTCAGTAATTGGGCCGTCTTTTTTAACTAAAATATCGTTGATTTTTTTGTGTTCAACATCAACAGCCCATTTGTTAGCTTCGGCCTTTGTTGTAAAACCGGATTTAGTTTTTCTTTTTCTGGTTCCGTCTATTGTGATAAAAACATTAGCTGTCCACGTCTTACCACGTTTGTAAATCGATGCCATAAAAAAAGCCTCCTTAAAAAAGGGGCGGATATCTGTTATAATTATACAGAACGCCCCGTGCGTTTAGTGATCCAGCACACCCTGAACTTTGGCGAGACGGGGTGTGTTTTTTGTTTTTCTTTAAGCCTTTTAACGTGATGCTCAGCACGTATGTACGCCCGATAGGGCATGAACTACTTAACGTTATATTGCTTTTCACCGATAGTCTTAAAGTTGGCGTTATCGAATTTAACGGTAACAGGATTATCATTTTCAAGTGTAAATATCATTACTACAGGAGCTGTCTTTTTACCAAGCAACTTATCGTTTAATGCATCTTGTTGTTGCTGGATAGGGCTATTGCCATCGTCATTCAATTTAACCATTCCAGGGTTTAAGTCTTTGTTTGCTGTGTCCGTCTTTTGGAACGCATGCATTACCATATAAATGTTTGATGGTTCTTGTTCTTCGTCAGTGTTGTTTGTAACATCTGCATATATAACTAAGACTTTTTTCCCGTCTTCAATAGAATCTAATACTTCTGATTTATTCAACTTGTACGTCATAATACCTGCTGAGAATACATCATTTTTAAATGTCCATTTATCCTTTGATGGATCATTTGAATTCTCAGAAGTTTTATTAGTTGCTTTTTCAGACTTAGTCTTTTCAGAATGTGAAGATGAGCTATTTCCAAAGGCATCATCCAATTGTTTGCTGTATGAGCTCTGGATTGCAAGAACGAAAACCACTGACAAGACGCTGATAACGGTTCCGATTAATGCTAGAGTTTTCTTTGATTTGCGATTTGTTATAATCGCAATTACTCCCAAAACGACACCGACGACACCCAAGACAAATGCCATGTTGTTGATGAACGGCATCCATGAAAAGGCTAAACCAACGCCACCGAATACAATCGACAAGATCCCTAAAACTTTTTTCTCTGCCATACCATAAAATCTCCTCAACCTTTTAATGTGGTTGCTTAGCACATGGTCTAATTATATTACAAAGCTTCATTGTCTATTATGTACGCCCAAAAGGGCATGTGTTAATCATTCAAGTGTTGGATTGCGTAGTTTGCTTCTTCAGGTGTAAATTTCTCACCAGCTTCTGATGTGAGCTGATCTCGAATTGCATCTGTAGACATTTGCATTTGGCTTTGATAAGACTTGGCTTTGTTGAGAGCATTTTTGTTGAAGTCGGCTTTCATGTTATCTATTGCATATTGTGCTGCATCAGCAGGGAACTTTTCACCAGCTTGTGAAGTTAGTTGATCATATACGCCGGCTTTTGACATACTCATAGTATTAGCGTATGCGTTCGCTTTTGCTAATGCAGCCGTGAATTCTGCAGAAACCTTTGGTTTTTCGCTTGAACTGCTTGTTGCTTCTTGACTGCTTTGGGTGCTCGTTTTGGTTTGGTTATCAGTTGAGTTAGTTTTAGCACTGTCGCTACCACTGCCAATGTTGCTTAGGGTAGCAATAACAACAATGACCGCTAAAATGATGAACCAAACGCGCTTATAAAACGGTTTCTTCTGAACGTAAACATTACCGTTCTCATCAACAATCTTCTTCGCCATAAAAACTCTCCTTAGCCTTTTAATGTGGTTGCTTATCACATAGCCTAATTATATTACAAAATCTCTTGAAGAATGTTCGATCCATACTTGTCTTACTAAATGCTCCATAGATAATGGTAGTCCTAGAGCGTATATAACCTCAATATAGTTAGGAACATAGTTATCTTCTATCGTGTCAAAGAAAAGCCTTAATGCAAATAAATGTGCGTTTTTTTCTTCTTCTAGCTTGGCCAAAGGAGAGAAGGCATATATTTGTTGGTTAACGTTTTTTTCTATAGTATGAAAAATTTCATGTGCCAATATAAATAAATGTGAAATATTTGATTCATATGCAACGTTCAATATTATCGTATTATGTTTTGGGAAAGAAAAGGATGGGTCAGTAGACTCAGCATTAACATATTTGATTTTAATGCCATGATCACTGATGACCTTATCAATTTTCTCAGAGTATAGACTCAGATCATAATCAAATTCATATCCATTCATATATTAATCATCTTCTTCGCTTAGCATTTCAACGATAATTCGCTTGTACTTTTCAGATATAGGTTTTCCGTCGAAGGCCAGCATGATATCGTTTTCGATCGCTTGCTTTAGATCAAATTCTGTTTGTGTTGCTGGTGACGGATTCATCTCATCGGTACGGCCGAGTAAATAATCAGTAGAAACGTGCAGTACATCGGCTACTTTTTGCAGGTTATCGGCTTTAGGTGTTGATTTCTTCCAACCGTAAATAGCCTTATTACTTAGGCCAGCCTTGTCGTTAACGTAGTCTATAGACATTTTTCTTTTATCTGATACTTCTTTAATTCGTTCGTAGATCGTTGGCATATCAATATCCTGCTATTCTGAATAAGCATAAGTTGGGAAAAACCAACAAAGGTGTTGACAAGTTGGAAAAAACCAACTATACTTATTCTTGTAAGTTAATTACGCAAACAAAAAACAGCTATAACTTTATCAATCTTGGCGGAGGGATAAGTAATAACAATGGTTTTTTGATGTGTTTACTCTGTCATTATAGTTGAATTTATCCAACTTGTAAAGTGAAACTTACAAACATTTTTACAGTAAAAAATATAAAGGAGGAAATTATGAGCGTACAGGAAGCAATCCAAACACTTGAAACGGAACGAATTAAATTCTCGTTTCATTTGAAAAAGAAAAAGGTGAAACCTCGTATGTTAGCGCCGGTTATTGGTAAATCTGAATCTTATGTTCGCCAACTTCTATCAGGTGCAGCGACTGGTGATGCAGCCAAGGAACATTTAAACACGCTGTTCAAATTCACTGATTACGACGGCGAAGGCTGGTTATAAGGAGAAAATATGTCATTAGCTGTACAGGTGTTTGACAACCTTAAGGTCAAAGAAGAAAACGGACAGGTATTGTTCGATGCAGAATCAGCAGCAATCGGTTTGGGGATTTCAGACGAAAAAGGGGAAGTTACCTATGTTCGTTGGAATCGAGTTAATAAATACCTTTTCGCCACAAGTGGCGAAAGCATAAATCGCGGTGATTTCATTACTGAACCACAATTCTACAAGTTAGCAATCAAGGCTAACAACGAAACGGCTGAAAAATTCCAAGACTGGGTAACGACCGAAGTATTGCCAACAATTCGTAAACACGGCACGTACATGACGGACAAGACGATTGAAGAAGTCTTAACGAATCCAGACACAATCATTCGATTGGCAACGGATTTAAAGAATGAGCGTCAAGAAAAACTAATGCTTGCGCAACAGGTTACGGAGTTAAAGCCGAAAGCTGACTACACGGACTTAATTCTTTCTAACAAAACATTAGTAACGATCACTTTTATCGCAAAAGATTACGGTATGAGCGGACTAGCAATGAATAAGTTATTACATGATTTGGGCGTCCAATACAGTCAATCGGGTGTGTGGTTGTTATACGCAAAACATCAGACAAAAGGGTGGACTCAATCAGAGACAACCGAAGTTGTACGAAAAGATGGCTCAAAGAAACTTGTGATGAACACAAAGTGGACGCAAAAGGGACGACTCGGTTTGTATGAACTATTGAAAGACAACGGATACTTACCTTTGATTGAGCAAGACCAACCAGTATAAGGAGGAAACATATGGCGACATTCGACAACCGTGGTTATAACATCGGCGAGATAGTTGATAAAGACCATCTCAATATTGCTCGAGCCACATTCGATAAGCATATTCGTCACGAAAAATCTTTTCCAAAACCGTACATCAACACAGGTAATGCTGTGATGTACTGGGGGACACGGATTCAGTATTGGCTTGATAAAAAGTCAGGGAGGTAACGCATGGGACTTTGGGTAACGCAAGTTTTTGGCCTGGTAGCATTTACCATCGCAGTAGCATTTCTTAGCTTCAGTGTTGGCTATCAGATGCGGAAAGACGAGGAACGTCATGAGCGTAAGCGACGCAGTGGAATTTTATAAGCCTGATGCAGCATATCAAAATGTAACGTGGCATCTGGATTTGGTAAGTGAATTAGACTTCACGAAAGAAGAATGTGAGTTTGATACACATGAAGATGCACAGTCCGCATGGCAAGACAATATCGACTTGATTGAATTAAAGATTAAGCAACTTCAAACCATGCTCGATGAAGTAAGCGCACAACCTATCAGAACGGTGGTGGATTGATGAAGAGACTTAGAGAGCTACGGCTTGAAAATGCTGAGACACAGCTTGATCTATCTGTTGAGTTAGATTTCGACGCACAAGAAATATCAAGGTATGAGCGTGGCGTTGTCTCACCAAGTCTGAAGCGTTTAATTACGATAGCCGATTACTTCGATGTATCAATTGACTATCTTGTAGGGAGATCAGATGAACGTTAATTACGACCTAATGTTAGCAAACGTCAAAGGCGACCTTGCTAAAGCAGAAATTGAACTGAAATTGTTTAAAACAAACACAAGTATGTCGATTGACGGAAAGTTACGAAAAGACACAATCCGTGAAATGACAAACTGGACACGAACGCTTAAGCGACGTGTTGAGAGTTTAGAAAAGGAGATGAGAGCGTAAGTGGCACAGAGAAGAATGTTCAGTAAAAAAGTTACTGACACAGATACGTTTCTAGATATGCCGTTGTCTTCTCAAGCATTGTATTTTCACCTCAATATGCATGCGGATGATGACGGATTCATAGATAACACGAAAACAATTCAAAGAATGATTGGCTCAAGTGAAGATGATCTGAAATTACTAACGGCTAAGCAATTTATTTTCCCGTTCGAGACAGGCGTTGTTGTCATAAAAGATTGGTTAGTTCATAACTACATTCGGAAAGATACATATAACAAAACGATGTATCCAAACGAGTTAGAACAGCTTCAAGTCAATGATTCTGGTCAATACGAAAATCAAAAATTTGTCACGTCGACGGAACGTCCACGGCTCGTAGACGACACGTTGACACAGGTAAGGTTAGGTAAGGATAGGTTAGGTAAGGATAGTAAAGATATATTGTCCGGTTCTGACGAACCCGACAGCAAGCGTATTCAAAAATCAGAACGTGATCAAATGTTTGAAACCATTTGGAAACTCTATCCAAAGAAATCAGGTAAAGCAAATGCCAAGAGAGATTTTGATAAAGCAATTAAATCAGGTGTTGATCCTGAATTGATTAAATCAAAACTTGAGGAGTATTTGAAACAGATCAAAGCTAAACAGACACCACAGCAATTCATTAAGCAGGGTTCAACTTGGTTTCATCAATCTGGTTGGGAAGATGAATATGACTTCACACCAGAAGTGCGTCAGACAAATGGCTATGGCAGACAAAAACGTGAAGCTGTAGTACCTAAATTCCTAAAAGGATAAGCTATGGACAAATGGATAGGAGAGTATGTTAAGTCAGCTATCAGCTTAAAAGCATCAGGAGTTCGCACAACAGACGAGGGACGTAGTTATGTACAAATAGATGTCCAAGAGTTGGGCGCACGTCTAAAGGCAAATGGCGGGCTTATAGAGATGATGAAGTATGTCGAGCGAACGTCAGAATTTACGATCAAGTCAGTTTGGGAAGCATCACCAATAGCGATCCAAACACTGATTGAAATGAGAGCAGAAAAAAAACGCCTAACGGGTGCAACCGTCAGACGTAGGTATAAATACTTATCAGGGTAATTTATACCGTAATTCTAACAAGGAAAACGGAGAATAGCAAATGACAAACGAGGTAGTAGTTAGCAATCTACAAGTAACAAAGTTAACACCAGCGGTTATTGAAGCACCAAATCTTGATGATTTAGTAGCAAATACAGACAAGATGTTAGCCAAGTATCGTGAGTTTCCGGTATCTGAAGAAAGTTACGATATAGCAAAACAACAGCGATCAGTGTTGAATGCAACGATCAAGGATATTGCTGACCAACGCAAAAAGATTGAAAAGGAGCTGTTGGGTAATTGGGCTGAGATTAAACCAAAGATGATGTTGATTGAAAAGGCCGGTAAAGCAGCATCTGACTTGATGAAAGACCAGATGTTACCAGTCGAAAATGAACGCAAGGAACGTCGCAAGGCAGTTGTGATGAATGATGTCACGGCATTGGCTAATGATCAAGGCGTTGATTGGGCACGCATTCAATTCAATGAAAAGTGGCTCAATAAGACATACAGCCGTAACGACATGATCAAAGAAGTTGATGCGCAAATTGTTCAGCTGAAAAAAGATGATGAATTGTTAGCGTTGCAAACAAACCAGATTGAGATTGAAGCAAGTGGATTAGGAATTGATCCAACACCATATCTCTCAATGCTGGGGCTAAGAGACTTCGCAGACATCAAAGCGCAGATGCATCGTGATGATGAAATCAAGAATGCACGAGAAGAAGCACGTCTTGCTGCCGAGCAAGCCCACATTGAAGCAGTAGCAAAGGCGGAACAAGTACGTGCAGAAAATGCACAGCAAGTCGGCGACAAGCTAGTTGATGAAAATGGTGAAGTCGTTCAGGCACCAAAACCAGAAAAGCAATACGACCGCACACTCTATATTATCGGTGCAACCAGCAAGCAACTTAACGGTTTGGCGGACTACATGAAAGCGAACGGTATTGCGTTCAGGGGTGAAAAATGACCGAATTTAGCAATCTATATGAAGCGCTTGCTGAAACACAGAACAATATTGAGCAACCTAAAAAAGATGCTAGTAATCCAATGTTTAAATCGAGCTACGTGACATTGGATGCAGTGATCAATGCAATTGTTAAGGCGCGTAAGGCATCTGGTGCAAAGTTCTTTTTCACAAATGTTGTGGAAGATGACCACATGATCACTCGAATTATTGGGTACGACACAACGTTGGACTTAAAAGGTTCAAAAGTTGCTAATGATCTTGGTAACCGTGGGACAAACTCAGCGCAAGCGGAAGGGTCAGCCTTGACGTATGCAAGACGTTATAGCTTGTCTATGGCATTTGGGGTCGCAAGTGATGTTGATGATGACGGTAACGGTGCAGGTGGCTCAAATCGCAAGCCAGCCACACCTAGGACAATCTCACAAGAAAAAGTTACGTTGCTTGAAAAATTAATCGCAGATACATCACAACTTAGCGGACAAGATATGATGGCGTTTACGTTGAAAGCAGCGAACGTTTCGGCACTGAAGTTCGTGACAGAAGAGAATTACAAACCATTACTAGCAAAAGTCACTGAGTGGCATAAGAAAGCAGAGGAAAAAGTAAATGATTAATCGAGTAGTCCTACTTGGACGCCTAACACGTGATGTTGACTTGAAGTACACGCAATCTGGTACAGCAGTTGGATCGTTTTCATTGGCCGTGCAACGACCATTTAAGGATGCAAATGGCGAACGGAGTTCAGACTTCGTTAATGCTATCATCTGGCGTAAACCAGCTGAAAATTTCGCCAACTTCGTTCATAAAGGTTCGCTGGTTGGCATTGAAGGTCGGCTACAAACACGAAACTATGAGAACAACCAAGGGCAACGTGTCTACGTTACCGAGGTTGTGGTTGACAACTTTAGCCTTCTGGAAAAGAAAGGTGATAGTCAAAATGCCCAACAGCAACCGGCTGATCCATTTGCAAATAGCGACAACGGCAAAATGGAATTTGATGACTCACAACTACCATTCTAAGAAGGTATGCCATGAAAGAATTTCAGGCATACCCGATCAAGAAAGATGGACGAGACATCACATTCAGGTTTCGTGATGAAGAAGACGCGAATAAATTTCAGTCGACATTCAATCTGTTTAATCAGACATTGATTGAAATCCAAGTGAGAGATGACCGTGAAATCAGTGCTAAGCAACGACGGTTCATTTACGCAATGTTCAATGACATTTCAAAGTGGTCAGGCGATGCACCAGAATTTGTCAAACAATGGTTCAAGTTGGCTTATGAGTATTGGCAAGAGCTGGACACAATTTCACTGCGAGACGTTGAAAAGTCGGTCTCATCACATTCATGCTGGACTTCGTGGCCGACCACAACGTGCCTTTGAGTTTTAAACCACTGGACGCATTAGAACCGGAAGATGTCGCACATTTTGAATATGCTTGTCTGATGAATAAGTGTTGTGTGATATGTGGTAAGAAGCCAAGCGACCTCCACCATTTAGACACGATTGGTCAAGGTGTAGATAGACGCAAAACAAATCACTTGAAACACCGAGCAGTACAGTTATGCAGAATACACCATAATGAAGCGCACTCACTCGGTATTGAAACGTTTTTAA